AAGCCAGGCGGTTTCCGCTGCCTGGTGGGCGGGCTGCGGTGCAGGCGGCCTGTCTGTCGGAGGGGTCGTGCTGGTGGTTGCAATAATCGCATCAATACTGGGGAGGGCTAAGCGATGAGACGAGCTCTTATGTGTCTGTTAACTGTGGCGCTTTTGGTTGTAGGAAGTGGGAGCGCTAATACGCATGCATTAGCGTTAGGGCCTGCCAAAGAGCAGGTCTGCGAAGCCAAAATCAATGCGCCTGCGCGCATCCTAGAGCATCGCTTGTTTGTGGCCAGCCCTGACTGCAAAACAGAGGGCGCGGTCTATCTGTGGGACGTGTCGCCAGAGGATGTAGCTGACACGCTAGTCGAGGGGGACCGGCTGATCATGGTCGCTCCGCCGGGCACGTATAAAATACGGTTAACTGTGCTAACAATTAAAGACGGCAAACTGCAACGACCTCAAGTATGCCGTCATGTGGTGGTCGTTGAGCGATCGGGCCAGGCTCCTCCGGTGATACCGCCCAGCCCAGGTGCGCCCAAGCCGCCCGAAAGGGAGCCTAAGCCAAACCCGGCCAAGGCGTTGGGACGCATTCAATTCGGGAATGCCGGTTGCACGGCAACGCCGATCTGGCCGCCTCGCGCCGACGGCCGATGGGACATCATCACCGCCGCACACTGCATGCAGGGCGTTGGGTCGCGAGGGACATTCACAACCCAGGATGGACGACGCATACCTGTGCGGGTGACCGTCCACGAGCGCGGCTCCGACCTGGCCTGGCTGGTCACGGAGTCGCCAGTGGAGTCACTGGAATACGCCGTGTTGGCCAAGCAGATGCCCCAGCCAGGCAGCAAAGTCTGGCACGCAGGCTATGGGGTGGATCGGCCTGGCAATCGAGAGGAGGGAGAGCTCGTCAATCCGGAAGCAGGCCAATATCAGGCTACGTACATGATCAGCGTGTCGTCAGGCGATTCAGGCGGAGGTATATTCAACGATGCCACCGGCGAATGGCTAGGCGCTGTCTGCTGCACACGCGCTAAGGGGGTCCGGGCGACCGTCTGGGCCGGCCATGCTCTCCGCGCTGCGGCCTTGCGCCCTGGGGCAAGCATGGAAGCACAGCTGCTAGATAAATATATAATGCCGCGTGGGGCCGAACACCCTATCATTACTGACGATACGACAATGTGTCCGGCGAAGTGACCGCCGGACGGAAAAGCAAAAGGGCCGGGGGCATTCCCCGGCCCTAGTCATTCAGTTTTGCGCGGCCGCCCTCGGCGTTTGCCGGGCGGTTTTTTCGCCGCTACTTCCACCTCCGCCACGGGTAGTGGCGGGGCATCCACCACATAGCGACAAGTGGGCGGCGCCGCAAGATGCCGTGCAATCGCATGCTCTAGCTCGGCCCGGTAGGTCCGCCCGTTGGCGACCGCCAGGGCCTCGATCTCCGAATCAAGAGTCTCGTCGATCTCGACGAACCTGGCCCGACGGCCGGGTTTGGCTGTGGTCATCGTACACCTCCTCTCTCCTATCTTACACCATCCTGACTCGTGATATAGACGCGGCCAAAAAAATTGGAAAAATCCTCTGGACTCCAGCCTAGATGGCTTCTATATTAGGAGTGTAAGGCAAACGGCAACCACAACAAGGGAGACTGAGATGACTACCAAATTCGAACTCAACGGTGTCCAGCTGACTCTGGAGCTTCTGCCGGAAGAAAGCGAGTGGTGCAACGCCACCGTGACCACCCCCGACGGCCAGACGATTCATGTCGGCGGGGGGTGGATCCACACACATGATTCTGCCCTGCGGCAGAATCACTGCAGCGGCCTGGCAGTGGACACGCAACCTGGCGTCTACTGGCCAGGCGCGACCAAGGAGGGCGAGTTCGAGCCCTATGATGCCGCCGACATCGGCGATTTGGACGGCCTGATGCGGGCCGTCGGTCTCTCCAGGGGGGAAAGGCGGCAAGCAGTATCTGCTATCCAGGAGGCCTCGCGTGAGGCATTCCTGTCTCGGGACTGAGCAGAGTGGCCCGCTCTTCGTCCGGAGGGCGGGTTAATGCCCCAGCGACGCACGTCGTGTCGCTGGCCGTCACAAGGCGGCATTCACGCGGGGACGCCGCCCCGCGCAGGAGGAGAGACCAATGGAAAAGATCACCCCCGCTGACGCAGCTGCGGCCCTTGCTGGGCTGCTGACGCAATATGAGGCGGCCAACGCGGCCCGCCGCGCGGCCAAACAGAGCCTGGACCAGCGTGCAGTCGAGGCGGCCAACGCGGATCTGGGGCAGATCCGCGCCAAAGTCCGAGAGATGATGCAGATCATCACTCCGGAGGAGTTGAGCGATGCCCGATGCTATAACCTCGTGCTGGCCGCATCTCGGGGCGCTACGCCATTAGACCTCCGCGACATCGCGGAGGCTACGAGAACCTCCACCGGGGACGGGATCATCGTCCCAGCGCACCGGTACGAGTCTTTGTCCCGAGGCCGTGGCTGGGCACGGCTGGGCAAAGGCAAGGATGCTGTGTGGGGCGACCGCGAGCCGGATGGATACCGGCTGCGGAAGGAAGGCCGATGGATAGTCTTTGGTAGCGATGGCTTCAACCGCAAGGGAGAGACTATTTGGGATGTCCGTCGAGTAGCGGGCGTGTGGATCGCCTCGTGAGGCACTCCTGACCCTGGACTGAGCAGAGTGGCCCGTCCTCCCTATAGTGGAGAGCGGGTTAATGCCCCGACGCTGTATGGTGCAGCGTCGGCCGTCACAAGGCGGCATTCATGCGGGGAGCCGCCCCGCAGGAGATAAACCAATGGAAAAGAATATGCTTGTGATCTTAGGCGCGTCCGATCCAGAGATGTCGCTAATCGAGAGTTTGTGCAGAGAGCACAGCATCCCGTACGCCTACGCCACCGATCCAGATGGCCGCCGGGTACACCCCGGCAACGCCTACCAAGTCGCAGGCCTGCAATGGCCTGGCAAGGCAGGCGGACCCGGGTGGGGGGATGTGACCCACCTAGTCGAGTGCTCGCCATCCAGCGAGCACCAGGACGCCATACCCCCCGATGTGGTGGTGATTGACCACCACCGGCCGGGCGACCCCGGCTACGGCCGGGGTCCGGAAGAATTTCTCGGGGCGTCTTCGCTGGGCCAGTTCATCGCCGAGCTTGCCCGGCGAGGGGTCCGGCTAACGCGGCCTTACCCAGAATGCTACGACCATGGTTGGATTCCGGGGCGGGTCGACACTTGGGCTGGACCGCCCATCGACGAAGACGGGGAGGTCATCGAGCCAGATCCATTGGGTTGGTTTGCCCTGTGTTCCAATGGAGACTGGGCTGTAGCCGTCGAGGACGGCTACAGTTCGGTGAGACTCCCAGCTATCGTCGCCCTCACGGCGGCGGCTGACCACTGCCTCGAGAGCGCATACCGGGGACGGTGCCCTGGGGTCGACCCCGACGCCCTCATGCGCTGGCGGGCTGAGTCCCGCGCCGCGTTCCAGCGACGGCCTGTCGAGGCCGTCCTGGCCGACATCGAGGCGGCACGGCAGCGGCTGCGCGCTGCGTGTGCCGCCTCGACATCGCTGCCGTATGCCGACTTGCGAGGGGAGTCTATCCCCGAGCTACCGGAGGCGGCGGCCCGGGAAGGAATTCCGTTCTTGGCCGACCAGACCGACCGGTCCGGTCGGCGAAAGGTGGTGCTGATGGCAGCACCACCGGATTTGGTCCGGCGGTTCCTGTCCGGGGAAATCGTCCCCGGACTGGTGGACTACTACGGCGACCCCGCACGTGGGTTCGCCGGTGGCTACTATTGGGCCGAAGAGAATAGTGGCAATTGACGCTGAGGCCACCGGGGCGACCCGGTGGCCTCTTTTGCTTTTGGCCACGGGTCGCGCCGCGATCACCAGGGGCGACAGCAGAAAATTTTGTAAAATCCTTTTGACTTTGGTCTAGATGGAGTATATATTAAAGGTGTAAGGCAAACGCAACCGCAAACCAAACGGAGGCTACGATGAAAGCTACGATCCTGCGAATCACTGCTTATGGCCTGATGATTGTCGGCGTTGTATTGGGTCTGTCCCTGCTGGTAGCTCCTTCGCCCGTGGTGCTGCTGGGCGCGGTGGTCACCGCCGGCGCGTCGCCACTTTACCTAGCGCTGGCGAAATAAAAACCAGCCTTGCGTCGGACAGCCTATAGGCATAGGCTGTCCTCGCTATGCGACAAACTAGAGGTGGCGTATGCATGAGAACGAAATGGTAACCGTTAACTACAGCGATAATGAAAAGCTGCGGGAATGCTACCTGCTGCTCACAAGCATTGCCCGCGACAGTCGCCCGATCGTGGGCGGATACCGTGACATGGCTCGCGATCTACTGGCTCGGCACGGGGTCTTTCTTTCGCGAGAGGAGGTGTGCACGTGAACCTGCTCACCAAGGTACAGCGTGGTCGCACGCCGCGACCGCCCCGGGTGCTCGTCTACGGCACGCCCGGCATCGGCAAGTCGACCTTCGGGTCGCAAGCCCCGAGGCCGGTGTTCGTCCCGACCGAGGACGGCCTCGACGAGATCGACTGCGCCAAGTTCCCGCTCGCCGCCACCCTTGACGAGGTGCTCGAGGCGATCACCGAGTTGCGGACGCAGCCGCACGACTTCGAGACGGTTGTGCTCGACAGTCTCGACTGGCTGGAGCGGCTAATCTGGGACAGGGTGTGCGACGAGTTCTCGGTAAAGAACATCGAGAAGGCCGACGGCGGCTACGCACGGGGCTATACGCACGCCCTCACCCACTGGCGCGAAGTCGTCGACCAACTCAACCTGCTGCGTTTGCAGCGCAACATGGTGGTCGTGCTGATCGCCCATGCCAAAGTCGAGCGGTTCGAAGATCCCGAGGCTCCGCCCTACGATCGCTACTCGCCCCGGCTGCACAAGCACGCCGCAGCCCTAATCACCGAGTGGTGCGACGCTGTGCTGTTCGCCACGCGGAAGTTCCGCACCGCTAGCGAGGACGCCGGGTTCGGCCGCAAGCGGACCATCGCTCACGCCATCGGCAAGGACGGCGGCGAGCGGATCCTCCGTACCGTCGGCGGGCCAAGCTGCGTCGCCAAAAACCGCTACGGGCTGACCGAAGAGTTGCCCCTGACTTGGGCGGCATTCATGACCGCCCTCACCAATCACCAACCCAACGACCCAACGACCGAGGAACCGACCCATGGCTAACCTGAACGGCTTCGATGCCAACCAAGTGAAACCGACCGGCGACTTCGAGCCGGTCCCGGCCGGCAAATACCTGGCCGTCATCACCGACAGCGAGATGAAGCCGAACAAGGCCGGCACCGGCAGTTACCTGCAATTGACGTTCGAGATCGTCGAGGGCGAGCACAAGGGCCGCTTCCTGTGGGCCCGGCTCAACCTCGACAACCCGAACGCGACGGCGGTCGCCATCGCCCGGGCGGAACTGTCCGCCATCTGTCGGGCGGTCGGCGTGCTGGCCCCGAACGACTCGGTCGAACTGCACAACCTGCCGCTGGTCATCCACGTGAAGTGCAAGAAGCGGGACGACACCGGCGAGATCACTAACGAGGTCAAGGGCTACTCGCCCAAGGCCGCCCTGACCGAGCCGGCCGTCAAGCCGGCCGCCCCGTCGGCCAACAATAAGGCGGCCACTCCCCCGTGGAAGCGATAATAAGGAGATATAATGAGCACACCTAAAACGGCCAAGGGCGTCAAGGGCATTGGCCCAGTAGTGACCAACGACGGAGCGGCCGAGATTGAGCGGTCGATCCCCTACCGCGTCGGACTGACCATCCGTGGCGAAGCTGACCTGTTATTTCATAGGTGGAACTGCGAGGCGGTCGAGGCCAAGGCCAAAGCCGCTAAGGGTTCAGCGGCAAAGAAAACAGACAACATTGAGTCCTACGTCTACCGCAACGACCAAGGGGAGATCTGCCTGCCCGGCGAGTACCTGCGGCAGGCGGTGATCACCGCCGCCAAGTTTCGCCAAGACCCCCGCTCGCCGCGCAAGTCGGCCCAGGATCTGGTCAAGGCAGCGGTGGTCAGCCTGACGCCGCTGGCGAGTCTGGGCGTCACCGAATGGGATTACGAACACAAATGCCGAGTGCAGGTTCAGCGCAACGGCGTAACCCGGGTGCGGCCGGCGTTGCGGGCCGGCTGGCAGGCATCGTTCGTGTTCCTGGTCAACCTGCCCGAGTACGTCTCGCGGGAGATGCTGTTGGGCTTGCTGACCGACGCCGGCCGACTGATCGGCGTAGGGGATTTCCGCCCGACGTACGGGCGATTTCAAGTAGTCGCGTTTGCGGTACTCGAGAACTGATCGTGGCATAATCTGGCCGGGTCCGGCGTGGTCGGGCCGGGCGCGGCATGGACGGGCTTGGCATGGCCTGGCAAGGCGTGGCGTGGCGCGGCGCGGCGAGGCGCGGCGCGGCTTGGCCTGGCTCGGCCTGGCGTGGCCTGGCGGGGCGCGGCGAGGCATGGCCAGGCGTGGCATGGACGGGCTTGGCAAGGCGCGGCGTGGCGGGGCCAGGTCGGGCGAGACACGGCCGGGATGGGCGGGGCGTGGCCTGGCGCGGCCGGGCCGGGTGCGGCGGGGCTCGGCGAGGCGAGGCGTGGCAGGTTTGGGCCAGGCAAGGCGTGGCCGGGCGGAGCGAGGCATGGCTGGGCCGGGCGCGGCGCGGCGCGGCGAGGCTCAGCGTGGCGGGGCGAGGCAGGGATCGGCGGGGCTGGGTCTGGCGAGGCGCGGCGGGCCAAGGCAGGGCAGGGCGTGACGCGGCGGGGCGGGGCGAGGCAGGGTTCGGCGTGGCGTGGCGGGGCCAAGCGAGGCGGGGTCTGGCGTGGCTGGGCTTGGCGTGGCTTGGCTAGGCCGGGCGAGGCATGGCAAGGCGCGGCGCGGCGTGGCTGGGCTTGGCGTGGCTTGGCTTGGCCGGGCGAGGCGTGGTGGGGCCAGGCGCGGCGTGGTGGGGCGGGGCTTGGCCGGGCTTGGCCGGGCCAGGCGCGGCGGGGCAAGGCGAGGCTGGGCGTGGTGGGGCGGGGGCATGGCCCGCCTCAGGGATAACATAACTTTATGACAAAGGAGATCGCTATGGACCTCGAACTTCCGTTTCCGCCGAGCGTCAACCACCTGTGGCGGCGGGTCGGCCACCGGACGGTCCTGAGCCGCAGTGGTCGCACGTTCCATCGGTCCGTCCGTGTGATCCTCGTTCAGATGGGTGTACAGCCGATCGCCGGACGCCTGGCGGTTGCCATCGACCTGCACCCGCCGGACCGCCGGAGGCGCGACCTCGACAACGCTCTGAAGGCTCTGCTCGACGCGCTGCAGAACGGCGGGGCCTACCACGACGACGCCCAGATCGACGACCTGCACATCCGGCGTGGCGACTGCGTCCCCGGCGGCCGAGTCTATGTGCGACTGGTGCAGCGTCCCGAGCCGGGGGCGGTCGAGGGCGAGGAGCCACCGGTAATGCCGGTCACGGCAACCGGCGGCGAGAAGCTACGCACCTGTCTCAAGTGCAGCAAGCTCTTTTCCTCGACCGGGCCGGGTCATCGCATCTGTCCGCGCTGCGGGCAGGCCAACATTCGGCTGCGGCTGAGCGAGCCGGAGTTGCGCCGACAGCGCGGCGCGAAGCGCCACAACGGCGAAGATCTAGGAGACGACGCATGATGACCCTCCGCGACTACCAGCGCGCAGCTGTCGAGGCGGTCTACGACCACCTGCGGACGCGGGACGACAACCCGTGCGTGGTCATCCCCACCGCCGGCGGCAAAACGCCGGTCATCGCCACGATCTGCCGGGACGCGGTCGGGCGGTGGGGCGGCCGCGTGCTGGTCCTGGCCCATGTGAAGGAGTTGCTGGAGCAGACCGCCGACAAGCTACGGGCCGTCTGGCCCGAGGTGCCGTTCGGCGTTTACTCCGCCGGCCTGAAGCGCAGGGACCGCACCGAACCGGTCATCGTCGCCGGCATCCAGTCGATCTGGAAGCGGGCGTGCGACTTCGATCCGTTCGACCTGGTGATTGTGGATGAAGCGCACCTTATTGCCCCCGAAGGGGACGGCATGTACCGGCAGTTCCTCGCCGACGCCCGGACGGTGAACCCGCACCTTCGCGTCATCGGCTGCACGGCGACGCCGTACCGGTTGAAGTCGGGCCGCATCTGCACGCCGGAGGGGATCCTCAACCACGTCTGCTACGAGGTCGGGGTGCGGGAGTTGATCGTCCGCGGCTACCTGTGCCCGCTGGTATCCAAGGCCGGGCAGACGCGGTTCGACACGTCGGGCCTGCACGCCCGCGGCGGCGAGTTCGTGGCCGACGAGGTCGAGGACCTCATGGATCAGGACGCCCTCGTGCGGTCGGCCTGCGCCGAGATCGTCGAGGCCACCCGCCATCGGCACGCCTGCCTGATCTTCGCCAGCGGGGTCAAGCACGGCGAGCACATCGTGCGTGTGATGCGAGACGAGCACGACATCGACTGCGGCTTCGTCACCGGCGACACGCCCACGGATGAGCGCGACGCGACCCTGGCACGGTTCAAGGCCGGGCGGCTCAAGTATCTGTGCAACGTCAATGTGCTAACGACCGGGTTCGACGCCCCGCACATCGACTGCGTGGCTCTGCTGCGCCCCACGCTCTCGCCGGGGCTGTACTACCAGATGCTGGGGAGGGGATTCCGCCTGCACCCTGGCAAGCAGAATTGTCTCGTGCTCGACTTCGGCGGTAACGTACTGCGGCACGGGCCGGTCGATCAGATCCGCGTCAAGACCGCCAACTGCGACGGCACGAGTGAAGCCCCGGCTAAGGAGTGTCCCGAGTGCCACGCGCTGATCGCGGCCGGCTACGCGGTCTGCCCGGAGTGCGGCCACGAGTTCCCGCCGCCGGGCCGGGCCAAGCACGCGGCCAAGGCCAGCGACGCCGGCATCCTCTCGGGCCAGGTGACGGTAGAGACGTTCCGGGTCCACGACGTGATGTTCAGCGTTCACACCAAGCGGGGGGCCGGTAACAACGCGCCCAAGAGTCTGCGAGTGGACTACAAGATCGGCTGGCACCGCTGGAAGTCGGAGTGGGTCTGCCTGGAGCACGACGGCTACGCCCGGCAGAAGGCGGTGGTGTGGTGGAAGAAGCGATCCAAGGAGCCAGTGCCGGCGACGGCGGCCGAGGCGGTCGAAATCGCCAACGCGGGTGGTCTGGCCGCGACGCTCTCGATCACGGTGCGATCGGTCTCCGGCGAGGAGTACGATCGCATTACCGACCACGAACTCGGCCCGGTCCCGGAGTTGCTGGTCCGGGGGGACGCCTACGAGCCACCGCTCAGCGACGACGCTTTCGACTTCCCATTCGGCTACAACGTGACCGCCACCACGACAGAGGAGGATATCCCGTGGTGAAACCTGCTCCACTAATAAGGAGAGAAACGCATGACTCCAACCCCGAAAATATCACTGCCGTGGAAAAAGAATCCGAGCTACGAGGGAGGGCCGAGACCGCTTTTTTGGGTAGGCGATCGCATCCTCGTCGCCGTGCCGTTGCGCAAAGGCGGCTACGATTATCAAGTGTTGACGGTAATAGAAACGGGGTTCGAAAAAGACGGAGAATATTGGACGGACTGGGATTGGGACGATGTGGAGTACTACATCCCGCTAGACGGGCATCGGACAGAGGAGGAGATCCCGTGGTGAACCCCGACGACCTCCTGGCCGCCGCCCTCCGCTATGCCGAGCGTGGCTATCGCGTCTTCCCGTGCATCCCGGGCACCAAGCACCCGATCACGCAGCACGGGTTCCACGACGCCGTGACCGACCCGGCACAGATCGAACGCTGGTGGGCGCGACACCCGCGGGCCAACGTCGGCATCGCCGCCGAAGGCATGCTGGTCGTTGACATCGACGGCGCGGACAACCCCTGGCCCGGTGA